AACTACATTGGCCGTGCCAAGATCATGACTGAGACCCCCATGGGTCGCATTGTCAAGAATTTAATCGACGAAGGTGCTCAACTCGGCGTATCAAGCCGTGGCATGGGTAGCCTAAAATTGAATAAAGAAGGTGTTAACGAAGTTCAAGACGACTTTTATCTGGCAACCGCCGGTGATATTGTAGCAGACCCCAGTGCACCAGATGCGTTCGTACGAGGCATCATGGAAGGCAAAGAGTGGGTGTATGTGGAAGGAAGATTTGTGGATCGCGACATTGACCGTAGTCGTGCAGCAATTCGCAGTGCTAAAAGCAGCGACCTCCAAGAAGCTCAAATCACGGTATTCCAGGATTTTATGCGCCGTATATCAAGTTAACGGTTTTTATAAATAATACGAAACCTGTTTAGGAGATCCAAATGTCACTAGAAACTAAAATTCGCGAGCTCATGGAAGCTAAGAAAGCAAAGGCCATCAACGAAGCCGCTGCTGGAAAAGCCGACGATGGCGAGCAAAGCAACCCAACACAGGGCGACAGTCAGAATGCTCAATACACCGAGATTGATCCATTCACTGGCAGCCCCAAAGGCGAAGACAGTTCGCTGAAGAAAGGTCCGCAAGAACCCCAGCACAAGCAGGGCGACAGCAAGGACGCTGACTACGAAGAAAAGAAAGCCCAGGACATGAATACCACCACTCCAGACTCTAGTCTGAAGAAAGGTAATTCAGAGCCACAGGCCATGCAGGGTAATAGCCGCAAAACCACCGTCAAGGTTGCTACTGCGCAGAACACTGACAAGACTTCAACCTATGAAACACCCACGAATCCTGGCGAAGGTGAAATTCCCTTCAAAGAAGATCAGGATCAGGATGACGATGTCATCACCGAAGAAGACATCGAAGAAAACACCACAGCCCGCAAGGTTGACATGGCACTGGAAGATCTGCGCAAGGATATTGCCAGTGTGTTCAGTGGCGATGAGAACCTCAGCGAAGACTTCAAGACACAGGCTGCTTCAATCTTTGAAGCCGCGGTGATTGCTCGTGTCAACAACGAAGTAGAAAAATTAACTGCTGAGCTAGCCGAAGAAGCTACTCAGCAGATCGAAACCATCAAAGAAGAGCTGGTCGAAAAGGTCGATTCATATCTTGGTTATGTTGTAGAACAATGGATGAAAGAAAATGAAATTGCAGTGGAAAAAGGACTCCGCACCGAAGTTGCCGAGGACTTTATGCTTGGTCTCAAGAACCTATTCACAGAACACTACTTTGAAGTACCCGAGGACAAGATCGATGTTCTCGAAGACATGGCTGTTAAAGTCGACGAGGCAACTGCCAAACTTGACGAAGCCATTCAAGCCAATATCAGCATCAAGGGTCGACTCGACGCAGTAATGCGCGATCGCATCATGGAAAGTGCCAGCCGCGGTTTGACTGCTACAGACGCAGAAAAACTAGCCAAGCTCATGGAAGGCGTTGATTATGACAACGAAAAACTTTTTGAAGAGAAAGTAAAAGTTGTCAAGGAAAACTATTTCCCAGCCGGCAAATCCAGCAGCCCTGAGCGCATGCTCGAAGAACAAGTACAGCACGGTGTAAAACCAGCCGGCGATGTTGCACCCAACATTCAGCGCTATGTTGAAGCACTGTCTAGAACAGTCAAGAAGTAAGATTTTATAAATAATCGGTAACAACCTCTCTAGGAGATAAACATGCAAAAGCATTTAATGGAAAAATGGGAAGCGGTCATTGGCCACAATGACCTGCCCGAAATCAAGGACGCCTACAAGCGTCAGGTTACTGCTCAACTCTTGGAAAACCAAGAGAAGGCATTGATCGAAGAAAAACAAGCGCTCTGGGAAACAACTCCAGTCAACCAAATTGGTGGTGGTTTCAGCGGCCAAGTCAACGGCAGCCCTAACAGCAATCTAGCCGGTTACGACCCAATCCTGATTAGCCTGGTACGTCGTGCCATGCCTAATCTCATGGCCTACGATGTCTGCGGCGTTCAGCCCATGACTGGCCCTACAGGTCTTATCTTCGCAATGAAGAGCAAGTACAGTACTCAAAACGGTACAGAAGCTTTGTTCAACGAAGCCGATACCGACTTTGCTGGTTCTAGCCTGACATCACATGCTGGTAGCAACCCAGTTAGCGGTACCTACACAACTGGTGGCGGCATGGCTACTGGTGACGCTGAACAATTAGGCGACACCTATGCCTTTGGCGAAATGGCCTTCTCCATCGAGAAGACCACGGTTACTGCCAAGACACGTGGCTTGAAAGCTCAATACACTGTTGAACTTGCACAAGACTTGAAAGCAGTTCACGGTCTGGAAGCAGAAGGCGAATTGTCAAACATCCTGAGCCAGGAAATTTTGTTTGAAATCAACCGTGAAGTTATCCGTACCATCTATGCTGCTGCCAAACCAGGCGCAGACACAGGTGCTACTACAACCTACGGTACCTTCGACCTCGACGTCGATGCCAACGGTCGTTGGTCAGTAGAACGTTTCAAAGGCTTGCTGTTCCAAATCGAACGCGATGCCAACAACATTGCTCAACAAACACGTCGTGGCAAAGGTAACTTCATCGTCTGCTCAGCCGACGTTGCAAGTGCACTGAGCATGGCCGGTATCCTGGACTACACTCCAGCCCTGTCAACCAACCTCAACGTTGATGACACAGGCAACACCTTCGCAGGTGTGTTGAACGGCAAGATCAAGGTCTACGTTGATCCATATTCTGCTAACCTGAACACAGCTAACCAATTCTACGTGGTTGGTTACAAAGGTACAAGCCCATATGATGCCGGTATGTTCTATTGCCCATACGTGCCATTGCAGATGGTTCGTGCAGTTGATCCAAATACTTTCCAGCCAAAGATTGGATTCAAGACTCGCTATGGCATGGTAACCAACCCATTCACTAGCTTGTCCGCAGACAGCAACACCTACTATCGTCGCGTCAAGGTTACAAACCTAATGTAATCATTGAGGCTCCGATAGAGAGCACTTAAAGGGGGCCCAAAAGGCCCCCTTTTTTACATTATAAATACAGTATATACCATCAAGGACAGGCCATGTATCAACCATCTTATACAGTTACATCAGTTACTGAAAGAGCCGCAATAGATTCGTCGGCAGCATATCTTGCCAGCGTGCAACCAGTGCTGGGCTATCTCAAACCCAACAGTTTCAAGTTCCTGATTAGTCGAGCACCCAATGTCACCTATACCTGCCAGAGTGCAAACCTGCCTGCAGTACAGCTGGGTGCAGCCATGCAGAATACACCGTTTGTAGACATCCCGCATCCGGGTGACAAAGTAGCCTTTGGTGAATTCAACATTAGATTTTTGGTCAACGAAGACATGAGCAACTACATGGAATTGTATAACTGGATCAAGGAAATTGGTGTGCCAGGCGGAGGATCGGACTGGGATTCAGCGCTGGCAAATCGTCGCACTGCTTTTTCAGGCAACAACTACAACAAGGCGTTGAGTGATGCGGCTCTGCTAATTCTGGACAGCGATAACCGAGTTCGAGTTAAACTCAGCTTTCAGGATCTGTTTCCCATCAATGTGGAAGCCCTGGATTTTGATATCACCACCAGCGGCATGGAATACTTTGTGGGTGTTGCATCATTCCGTTATAAATTGTTCACCATTGAAAGTGTTGCCCTTTAATCGATTGACAAACCTAAAGTTTTCATTTATAATGTATTTGATTATGTTTGGAGTATACCATGAAACTAACTGAACTGCAAGAAGGCTGGAAAAACGATAGCAAGATTGATGAGACCAATCTTGGTCGTGCCGCGGCTCGCACACCCGAGCTGCATGCCAAGTATCTAAACCTGCTGACCAGCGCCAGGCTACAGCAACGCAAAGCCGAAGCCGACTATCTGCGCCTGCGCCGAGTAAAGTATCGGTACTTCCGCGGAGAACTCACCAGACAAGAACTGGAAGATCTGGGCTGGAGTCAGTACCAGGGCGTGAAACCCATCAAGAATGAAATGGATGAATTTATCAGCACCGACGAAGATTTAATCACTGCACAGGACAAACTCGAATACATACGAACCGTGCAGTTTCAACTTGAAAGTATCCTCAAGAGTCTGCACAGCCGCACCTGGGATATTAAAAATAGCATTGAGTGGACCAAGTTCACCAATGGCATGATGTAGCATGGCCGACATAGTCATCAAGGATAAAAATCAGGTCCACTGTATTGTGGAGTCTGCCGACGTTGGAGTCATGCAGGAAATATCCGATTATTTTACCTTTGAACAACCTGGCGCACGCTTCATGCCACAGTATCGCGCCAAACTCTGGGACGGCAAGGTAAGGTTATATAGTTTGTTTACCCGTGAACTCTATGTGGGACTCATTCCCTATGTAAAACTATTTGCCGAGCAAAATCAATACACGGTTGAAGAACAAAGAACATCGGTGCCCGATGCCTATCTTGACACCAAAGAATTTATTCAAAGTCTAAATCTGCATGGCCATGGTAACCCCATTGAGGTACGCGACTATCAGATTGATGCTGTACAACACGCTGTGCATAATCATCGCGCTCTGTTGCTAAGCCCCACGGGCAGTGGCAAGAGTTTGATTATCTATAGTTTAGTGCGCTATCATCTACAACAAAATCGTCGCATACTTATTCTGGTGCCCACCACCAGTCTGGTTGAACAACTGACCGCAGACTTTGCCGACTACAGCAGTGCCAATGGCTGGCGCACATCCGAACACGTGCACAAGATCTATGCCGGCGCCGACAAGGTCACTGATTGTGAAGTCATCATCAGCACCTGGCAAAGCCTGTACAAGTTGGACAAGCAATTCTTTGCACAGTTCGATGTTGTTATTGGCGATGAAGCTCATTTGTTCAAGGCCAATAGTTTAACTGGCATACTGAATAAAATGCCGCACTGCGCCTACCGCATTGGCACCACTGGTACCTTGGATGGATTGAAAACCAACAAACTGGTGTTAGAAGGTATCTTTGGCGCCGTGCATCGAGTTACCACCACCAAGGCACTGATTAAAAATAAACAGCTGGCAGACCTGGACATACAATGTCTGGTGCTGGGATATGCCGATGAGGTTAAAAAGACAACTCGCAGTTTTACCTATCAGGAAGAAATGGACTGGCTGGTTACCCATCCTGGTCGCAACAAGTTTATTCGCAATCTGGCTCTGGCTCAGACTGGCAACACCCTGGTGCTGTTTCAGTTCGTGGAAAAACATGGCAAGGCTCTGCATGAGATGATACAGACCAAGGCTGCAGATGGACGCAAAATTTTCTTTGTCTATGGTGGCACAGATACAGATCAGCGCGAACAAGTTCGTCACATCACTGAGTCTGAGCATGACGCAATTATTGTGGCCAGCTACGGCACATTTTCCACGGGTATAAATATACGGAATCTGCATAATATTATTTTTGCTAGTCCCAGCAAGAGTCGTATTAGAAATCTGCAGAGCATTGGGCGTGGTCTGCGTACCAGTGATACCAAGGATCGTTGTCGTCTCTATGACATTGGTGACGATCTAAGTTATAAAAGCAAAAAGAATTTTACACTATTGCACATGATTGAAAGAATTCGTATCTACAATGATGAAAATTTTACCTATAAATTAACCAAGGTGCAACTTCCATGACAGAACAACAATATTTCTACAAAGTGTTCAAGCTAAAAAATGGTGAACTCATGGCTGGTGCCAGTACTGGTGAAATCAATACCAATACTCTGGTGTCCAACAAGTTTGTGACTCTGCAGAATCCCGTGCTATTCAACAGCTATAAATTCATGGACAATGAAGGGGAATTGGTGGAGACCATCAGCATGCAGCCGTTGATGCCCATCAGTGATGATTCGGAGTATCAGGTCAGCACCGATCATATTTTCTCGGTGTCCAAGATGCGTGACACCGCTGCACAAAGATATGTGCAGTTTCTGGAACATCTGACGATGATGAAAGCAGAAGAAGAAAAAGCAGATCTCGAAGAGATTGCAGAGATGCAAGCACACCTGGAAGATAACCAGGAAGACCAGGGAGACAACATAGTGGACTTAAGCAAGTACAGCACTAAGATACTTCATTAACTGGGTACACACCAATTGTAGGTGATTTGTCAATGAATGTCAATGGTATTGACACCATTTAGAATTTAATATAGAATAGGAAGCATGATGACTGAAGAAATGATCGTTAAACCTGTCAAGGTTAATCACTATATCGATAACAAGGCCTTTCTGGCCGCTCTGCTGGAGCATCGAGAAGGAGTTTTGGCGGCCAAGGCTGCTGGAACCGAATTACCGCGTTTGAGCAATTATCTGGGTGACTGCTTTATTAAAATTGCACGCCACCTAAGTTACAAATCGAACTTTATCAACTACAGTTATAAAGACGAAATGATTTCCGACGCCATTGAAAACTGTCTGGCTGTGGTGAACAATTTTGATCCAGCCAAGAGTTCCAATCCCTTTGCCTACTTTACACAGATTACCTATTTTGCTTTTATCCGACGCATTCAAAAGGAAAAGAAGCAGATGCAGACCAAGTGGCGATATCTGGATCAACTAGATGTCAGCGAGATCATGACACAGGAACATGACAATCCTGACTTCCAGAATCAGTTCATGGAATTTGTACGCAGCCAGACTGATCAGTATGACTATGAAAAGGTCACCAGTTCGGCCACCAAGGCCAAGACAAAAAAGAAAAAAGCAGAAAAAGAAGAATCGACGATTGACCCCGACGTCGAATTATAATATAATTTGTTATCTTATTGAGTGGAGTGACCTATGAGCAAGACGTATCGCTACAGCGAAATTTTCTATAGCTTCCAAGGCGAAGCAGAACTAGCAGGCAAGCCATCGGTATGGCTTCGCTTCTTTGGTTGTAATCTGGAATGCAATGGATTCGGACAAAAAGACCCCACTGATCCCAGCACCTATGACCTACCCTATCAGACATTCGACGTCAGCTCGGTAAAGCGGCTGGAAGATCTGCCTGTATGGAAAACTGGTTGTGACTCAAGTTACAGCTGGAGTTCCAAGTACAAGAGCTTGGTGCATGACAAGACCGTGGAAGAAATCTGCGACCTCATCACAGATCAGATGCGGCATAGCAGCAATCCCGATGGTTTGTTTATACATCCCAACACCGAAGCCGACACTCAGCTTTGCTTTACTGGCGGTGAGCCCATGATGAATCAGAAGGCCATGATTGCCATTGTGCGTGAATTCATGCGTCGTGATAATCGTCCCATGACCATCACAGTAGAGACCAATGCCACCAAGGCTGTAAGCGAAGACCTTCAGAAGTTCATCAACGAAGAATTCTGCGAAGGCGGCGGACGCTGGCACTGGGCTATGAGTCCCAAGCTGTGGACCGTGGCTGGAGAAAAAGATGCAGTCAAAGACGACATCATCTTTAGCTACATTGAAAAAATCTATGGCACAGGCATCCTGAAGTTTGTCTGCAATGGCACTGCGGAATCCTGGGCTGAACTCGACGGCCATGCAGAACGTCTGCAGCGGTATTTCCGTCAGGCTGGCTACTACTGTCCCGACATCTGGGTCATGCCAGCGGGTGCCACCAAAGACCAACAGGAAGATACTCAAGTAGCTGACATTGCCATGGAAGCAATGCGGCGTGGTTATAATGTAGCAACAAGGAATCACTGTTATGTCTTTGGCAACGTCATTGGAAAATAAAACCTGGTCG